CACATCCGCATTGTATATGCCGTATTAAGCCAATTATAGAAGGCATGATTGATACTGCATTAGCCAAGCCAAATATAGAAGCTGGAGGGCTAGCATACTTGAAGTCGTTACCAAAGCGGGAACAAGAGCTCATTTTAGGCGTAAATGGTCGTAATTTAGTAATGAATGGGCATGCATCATGGACTGAGGAAGCTAGGGGCTGGGATGGCACTATATTCAAAAGCAGACTTCCTGTTATTGAGTCGTTGAAAGATTATATTAAAAATGGAAAAATTAATATTGAGGCTCTTGCAAAACGTCGGGAGTTTGAAACAATAGATGATGTTAGATATCGTGTTATTGATTACATTAACTCACCATACTTTAATAGCAGCTATGTGATGCGGCAAAGCATGCATATAAAAGGTGGCAAGCTTTACGATGAAACTCAAAATAAAAGCTATTATAACTATGAAATTCCTCATGCTGATGTTATAAAGGCCATACGAGAATCCGTTTATAATGGTGGTATTAGATTTACTCGGAAGGGTGATTGGAATCATAAAATAATGGTTGATATATCCCCTCATATTGGGTATGATGTAAATGTAAGTAAAGGAACAAAGCAGAAAACAAGCCTTGCAACTGTACATGTATCAGGAAAGGGTATTCATATAGTACCAAAAGGAAGTGAACGAAAATGACAGAAGAACAACTTTATAAACGCTATAATGAGATTCGTTCAGAAAATGTAGCAGTCAGATTCGTTGACGGTGACATTATTACTGGCAAATTGGATTCGTTTACATCGGGTGTGAATAATGAGCCTGATGAAGCATCAATATATGTTGGCGAATATGAATTGTATGCCAGTGAAATCGTAGAAATACGAGAAATTTAAAACTTAATCAATCAAGCACTTGCTTATGCAGGTGCTTTTTTATTTGCCTTTTTAGTATTGCAGGCGTAAAAGAACAAGACCGCGGTCGTGAGGTGTGGCTCACGAAAATAAAGCGAAGAGGGAAAGCTTATTTTACAGGAGGTCATACAGATGACAAAAGAGGAACTAATTAAGTTAGGGTTAACGGAGGAACAGGCAGAGGCAGTGACTAAGGATTATGGTGAAAACTATGTTTCCAAGAGTCAATTTAATGCCAAGAATGATGAGGCGAAAGCAGCAAAAGCGGCAAAAGAAATCGCCGACCGTGAGCTTGCTGATGCGCAAGGCAAGCTAGAAAAAATCACCTCTACAGGGATTAAAGATGATGCGGGTATTGTAGCTATGCAGCAACGAATTAAAACCCTGGAGGATTCTGTAGAGGCCGAGCGTAAAGCAAGAGAAAATGCTGATGCACAACGTGTACAGTCTGAAATTTCTGCAGCCGTGGTTGATTCTTTGACGAAGCGTAACGCTATGGATCCTAAAGAATTCTCAAAGCTGATTGTTGGTAACATCAAAGTCAACGAAGATGGTACTTATGGATATATTAAGCCTGATGGTACTAGCGGAACTGTTGACGATTGCGTAGATGAATGGCTAAAAGGTAAAGATTATGCAATTAAAGATGTACAAAAACGCGGAAGTGGCTCAGGCACAAGCGGTGCAGGAAGCAACAATTCTGGCGGTAATAAGCCAGTAGGTTTAAAAGGGGCCGTAGCGGCTGCTATTGAAACTCAATAAATTTTATAAATTCTAATAACGGAGGAATAAACTAATGCCAATTACATTAGCTGAAGCAAAACTTAACGTACAAGACGATTTACAAATGGGAGTTATTGATGAATTCCGTAAATCGTCTTTTTTATTTGAAAACTTAACATTTGATGATGCTGTATCTCCTACTGGCGGTGGCGGTACTTTAACCTATGGTTATACTCGATTATTAACACAACCAACAGCAGATTTCCGTGATATTAATGCTGAATACACACCTCAAAGTGTAACTCGTAAACGTCATACTGTTGATTTGAAAGTATTTGGCGGATCCTTTGAAATCGACCGTGTAATCGCTAAAATGGGTGGTATTGTTGATGAAGTAACATTACAAATCGAGCAAAAGGTTAAGGCTGCAACTGCATTGTTTAATGACACAGTTATTAATGGCGATACTGGTACCAACGCTAAAGCATTTGATGGTTTAGACAAGGCGCTTTTAGGTTCTTCTACTGAATATACACCTACAGCAGCTATCGATTTGTCTGATAGTGGTGCTATTGATGCAAACTACAAGACATTCTTAGACCAACTCGATGAATTCCTTTTAGGCTTGGATGGTGCGCCATCTGCCATTATGGGCAACTCTAAATTGATCGCTAAAATTCGAGCAGTAGCTAGACGTTCTGCGATGTACTCTACTCAATTAAATGAATTCGGACAACAAGTTGAATATTACGGCATTACACCATTAGTTGACCTTGGCACCAAAGCTGGTAGCAATGATCCTGTAGTAGGTATTAATGGGCAAGGTGAAACTTCTTTATATGTCGCACGCCTTGGCCTCGATGGTTTCCACGGCGTATCTCTTGCGGGCGATAATGTGGTTAACTTATGGCTCCCTGACTTCACCTCTTCCGGAGCTGTAAAGAAAGGCGAGGTCGAAATGGTTGCCGCGGTTGCATTAAAAGCATCTAAAGCTGCAGGTGTATTCCGCAAAATTAAAGTTAAATAAGGAGGCCTAATATGCCGATTATAAAATCTCCAGTGCCTGATTATACAGGACAAACTGGCAATGTTTCTTTTGTTAATGGTGAAGGATTTACTGAAGATGCTAATCATATTGCGTGGTTTGCGGACCATGGATACGAAATCGTAACAGCAGATACTGAACCACCTGCAGATA